TATTATTATAGTATGATTCTTTATATGGGTAATAATACTCATCTGGTTGGTATACATTGATACCTTTAGATATTAGTTCTTCTATTTCGGGTATAATGACATGGTAATACTTTTTATCAATATAACTTAAATCTATATAAAATAAAACTCCAATTGATTGGGGTGCACCTTCTAAACTAGTCAATTGGTTATATGAGCAATTGAAATCACCCCCAACTGATTGAGGTGCACCTACCAAACTAGTCAATCTATTATGATGGCAAATGAAATCACCCCCAACTGATTGGGGCGCACCTACTAGACTAGTCAATCGATTATATGAGCAATAGAAATCTTCTCCAACTGATTGTGGTGCTCCCTCTAAGCTAGTTAATTGGTTTTCATAGCAAATGAAATCACCACCCACTGATTGAGGTGAACCATCCAGACTAGTCAATTGGTTTTCATGGCAAATGAAATCACCACCCACTGATTGAGGTGAACCATCCAGACTAGTCAATTGGTTATATGAGCAATTGAAACCACCCCTAACTGATTGTGGTGCTCCTACCAAACTATTCAATTGGTTTGCTTGGCAATAGAAACCCTCCCCAACTGATTGTGGTGCACCTACCAAACTAGTCAATTGGTTATCATAGCAAATGAAATCTCCATCTACTGATTGGGGTGCTCCTTCTAAGCTAGTCAATTGGTTTTGATGGCAAATGAAATTACCACCTACCGATTGAGGTGCACCTACCAAACTATTCAATTGGTTTGCTTGGCAATAGAAACCCTCCCCAACTGATCGGGGTGCTCTTATTAGACGGGTCAATCGGTTATATGAGCAATCGAAACCACCCCCAACTGATTGTGGTGCACCATCCAAACTAGTCAATTTGTTTTTATAACAATAGAAACCACTGCCAACTGATTGAGGTGCTCCTTCCAGACTAGTCAATTTGTTTTTATAACAATAGAAACTACTGCCAACTGATTGAGGTGCTCCTTCCAGACTAGTCAATTGGTTAATCGAGCAATCGAAATTACCAGTCACTTCACCGAATTTTATAGGTATTTCTGTCAAATTCATTCGTGACATATACACACTACCTTCTACATCAGTTAAACCAGTATTTGGATTGATTGACCATATACCATTGACTACTTTGTCAAGGAATGACTTCTGTTCATTGGTTATTTTCATAACAATTCAATCAACTTATTTTTATAGTGAATTTCTTTGTAGGGGTAATAGTATTCATCTGGGTTGTATAGTCTAATACCTTTAGATATTAGTTCTTCTATTTCGGGTATAATGACATGGTAATACTTTTTATCAATATAACTTAAATCTATATAAAATAAACCTCCAACTGATTTAGGTGCACCTACCAGACTAGTCAATTGGTTATATGAGCAACTGAAACCACCCCCAACTGATTGAGGTGCACCTACCAAACTAGTCAATCTATTATGATGGCAATAGAAATCCCTCCTAACTGATTGGGGTGCACCTTCTAAACTAGTCAATTGATTATATGAGCAAATGAAATCCCTTCCAACTGATTGGGGTGCTCCCTCTAAGCTAGTCAATTGGTTATGATGGCAAATGAAATCCCTCCCAACTGATTGAGGTGCTCACTCTAAACTAGTCAATCTATTATGATGGCAATTGAAATCTCCACCTACTAATTGAGGTGCACCTACCAAACTATTCAATTGGTTTTCATAGCAAATGAAATTACCACCTACCGATTGAGGTGAACCATCCAGACTAGTCAATTGGTTATGGTAACAATTGAAAATACACCTAATTGATTGAGGTGCACCTTCTAAACTAGTCAATTGGTTATATGAGCAATTGAAATCACCCCCAACTGATTGAGGTGCACCTACCAAACTATTCAATCTATTATGATGGCAAATGAAATCCCCCCCAACTGATTGGGGCGCACCTACTAGACTAGTCAATCGATTATATGAGCAATAGAAATCTTCTCCAACTGATTGTGGTGCTCCCTCTAAGCTAGTTAATTGGTTTTCATAGCAAATGAAATTACCACCTACCGATTGTGGTGCTCCCTCTAAGCTAGTCAATTGGTTTTCATGGCAAATGAAATTACCACCTACCGATTGAGGTGCACCTACCAAACTAGTCAATTGGTTATATGAGCAATTGAAAAAACCTCCAACTGATTGTGGTGCACCATCCAAACTAGTCAATTGGTTAATCGAACAATATAAATTACCAGTTACTTTTCCAAATTTAACAGGTATTTCAGTCAAATTCATTTGTGACATATCCACACTACCTTCTACATCAATCAGATTTGTATCTGAATTGATTGACCATTTTCCAGAGACTACTTTGTCAAGGAATGACTTCTGTCTATCAGTTTTTTTCATAATACCTCTATTATTTTATTATTATAGTATACTTCTTTATATCACAAAGTAAAGAATAATTTTCGACAAATGCAATATATGGATAATCAAATTTTATACCCATTCCCAACATGTCTTCTATTTCGAGTATGGAGACATGGTAATACTTTTTATCAATATAACTTAATTTTATATGGAAATTACCACCAACCAATTGGGGTGCCCCTTCCAATGTCATCAATTCGTTATCTAAACAATCAAAATCACCCTCAACTGATTTAGGTGCTCCTATAAGATTAGACAATTTGTTATTATGGCAATAAAAATAACCTCTGACTGATTTGGGTAACCCTTCTAAACTAGTTTATTGATTACTATTGCAATAAAAATTACCCTTAACCAATTTAGGCGCTTCTTTTAAGTTAGTTAATTTGTTATCACTGTAATTGAAATAACCACCGACTGATTGAGGTACACCTACCAGACTATTCAATCGGTTATATGAGCAATTGAAACTAGCAGTTATTTTTACCAAATTTGACAGGTATTTCATTTATTCTCGTATCTGACATAAGTACATTACCTTTTACATTAACTAAACCTGTATTTTGGTTTATTTACCATGTTCCTATGGCTACATTTTAAAGGAATGACTTTTGTTTATTGTTGAGCACCATAACAAGTCAATTAGTTTATTGGTATAGTGAATTGATTTCATGTGTAATAGTTAATATCTGCTTCTTTTATACTAAACCCTTCACTTATAAGAACTTCTAAGTCCTGTATAATCAATTCTAGGAATTTTTTAGGTATATCGCTTAGTCTTATCTTAAAATCGCCTTCCAGTATAATGTTTTTAACTGAATCTATTCTGTTTAGATTAGAACCATAGACTATTAAATCTCCCTTTATGTGTTTTGGTAGTAGGGTTATCTCGGTTTCCATTCTTTGTATGTAACAAAAATCACCTCCTACTACACCGAATATCTGCTTGTTTCTTTTCTTCTTTTTATTAGAGATACCGTTATCATTTCTGTAGTCATAAATTAAAGTGTTACCGATTATATTAACACTTGAATCGGTATCTATTAGACCAGTCTTTTTGTTAAGATGCCACGAATTACACCCAACTACAGTGTTTAGAAAAACATTTAGGGTTTCAGTCATTATTATCATTATACAAATATAATGATAATGATTAAAAAATACAAATTATTTGGATTGAATAAACTATTAAAACATAACCTTTTAGATTGAATAAAATATAATAAATTAAAGCTATAAGCACACCATCATAAATGATTTCAGAAAAAAATGAAAAAACAGAACGGTCTATCAATCAAACGGAAACATTTGATTCACAGATAACACCTAAGAAAAAGAAAAAAGCAACTAAACCAAAAACCAATAGAGGTGTAGGTACCCGTTCGCCTTATACCATTCCAATAGATGGTAAGATGATGCTAGAAGAGACTTTGAAATCTTTAGAACAAGACCAACTTACACCTGAACTTGAACGCATATTCATAGCACTCGGTAAGAATATCATAAGAAAGAAAGGTAAAGATTTCAAATCAAAAGATGATATGATGGATTGTTTACAAGAAGGATACAATGCCCTTTTTACAAGATGGCGCTCATTCGATATAAACATATCCAATAACGCCTTCGCTTACTATACAGAGATATTCAAAAGAGGAATGGCTAGAGGTTTTAATGAGATTACTAATCGTAAGAAAAAATACGAGTGTAATGGTTATGTGTCAATAGAAAGGGGTAACGAAGGTGAAGGTTTATTTTCGTTTTAATCAAATACACACATGGACATTAAATTAGTTGACGATGATACTTTTAAGAATGTCAACTTCATTCTTTCTAGTATGTTAAATAATACTAACTCTAATTTTAAATATATTATATGTGAATTAGATAAAAGGAGCGATTTGAAAGTTCATATAGAAGACTTACATTCTAATGTATTTCTTTCTGATATTGCACCTAACTCTTCAATTAAAAATTCACACGGAATCCTTAAAAATGATTCGTGTGTTGATGAGTTGAATAATTATAGACAAAATAAAAAAATAATTAAAAACTCAAGTAATTCTCGCAATATAAGCGATGATTATGTGGTTTCGCCATCTGATTACAATCGTGTGTCTGTCGGTACGGTATCAGTAGAATACAATTTGAGTATAGATGATGTGGAACTGATTCGCTTTTACATGATACACTATATAAACAATTTCAAACTTAGAAAGGTTGAATTGAACTTTATGATAGTCGCTAATAAAGAACAGTGGTCAAAATACACTAGACTTAATCATGATATAGAATATTACAGAGATATACCCGAATTTTTAGATAATGTGAACATTGATGTGTCTGGATATAATATAAAGTACAATCAAGACTTCTTTTATTACTGTATGAAAGAGCTACCAAAATTATTTTTTAAGCCTTCTCATCTCAGCACGGGCGTTGATATATCATTTATACTTGGAAATTGGGTGATATCTAAATTCATATAGTTCTAAATAAGTACCCATATCTCGATTCGATGTTATCAGGTATGTCATATATCTTATTCATAATACGTGTCATTATATCACAGAAACTATCACCATATTCAATGACTTGTTTCGATTGTTGTCCTCCTAGATGTCCTTTTAGATGGATAACCGATTTCACGTCTCCGTCGTGTTTTAGCTTAAACACGTGTGCGATATTACTATCATCGAGCACGGTGCTTTCATTTTCTTTATTCATTTCAAGGTGTAAATGATAAGCACATCTGCTAATTTTTATTTCATTTAGCTTCACACTTCCGTCATAAACGGATGAAACGTTATCGTTATATACAAAAACTACCCAATTAAAATTTATTTTTTTATTTTTCCTATACGCATCGTATTGTGCTAATATACTTTTAGTCTGATAACGATGCTCTAATATTTCCAGTTTGGTGTCATCGTCTACGGATATATTATGATTGCTCGCTAGGTTGGTTATAGTGTTCCTTCCGTTCATATAACGGACTACATGACTTAACTCCGATTTAGAACTGAATTTGAATTCGGGTTCAATGGACTTAACACCCACTAGAACGTAACTATCAGTTTTGTCTTCTGAATACATCCGATATGTGTCCAATGTCTTGATGTGATAACCACTTCGATGAAAGTAATTATACTTTTCTATATCTACGTCGCTTAAAATTTTATACATTCTTTAGCTATTTGAAGCAAATATAAGTATATTTTCTGATAAATGCAAATTTTAATCTGCGAACTCGAATACGAATGGGATATTTGGCTTGTTACGCATAGAAGAATACCCTTGACCTAGTTTACCCATAGTAAACTTATTACCTATGTCATAGGTATCACCTCCTTTGAAAAGTAGACTTATGGTATTATCTATTTTTATTACAACACTATCCTGATTGAATTCACTTCTCAATAGTTCAGCGAAAGCCAAAAAGTCTTCTTTAGTGTAATTATTAGGACGGATAATCAGTATGCTTTCTTCGTGGCTGGGTAAGGTTAAACCTTGCATCTTAGCATCTGTATAATCCATATCATCAGGGGCCTCTTCTCAGAATCCAATCATTTTGTACCCTCCCATTTGCTCCGATTTACTATTTATGAAATTTAGTATACGCTGATTCTGTTTTCTGTTATTCATTATCTTTTTGTCTACTATTTCTTTAGCCCCCTCAGGCATAGCTTCTAAGATATCTCTGGTGATGGGTTCTCCTTTAATCTTAGCTGAATTGTATCTGTTTATAGCTTGTTGCTCTTTTAGAGAATATTTGGCTCTCATTTCATCTGATATAGGATTTCTGAAACCCGAAACCACGATAAAATCTCTCTTCTTCATCATATCTACCATACGAGATAAACCAGCTTCGTTTATTTCTTCTTGCTCGAAAAGTCGGTTTCTAAATTCATATAATCTCATATAGTGTAAAAATTAAGTTTATATTTTAACTATATATGATAAATAAAAACAAAAAACAGCATGGTACTTCTTAGACTTAATGATAATGGACCCAGAGTAGTGGAACTACAGAATCTTCTAAACCAGAGAATAAATGCAGGGTTACCCCTAACGGGTATATTTGGACCACTTACTCATAGAGCCGTTATACAATTTCAGACATCTGTTGGATTGAATCCTGATGGTATTGTCGGTAGCGACACCTGGGCGGCTTTAACGAATACTAAACCTATAAAAGTTGAAGATAGAGTTCGTACTTTTTACATTATAGCAGGACATGATTTGGTTAGAGACCCTGGTGCTGTAAACAATAATCTAGGTTTAACCGAAGCTAGAGAAGCCGTTTGGATGAGAGATGCTATCGCGAATCAAATGAGAAATAGTGGTGCTGTTGTTATCATTGATAATGATAACTGGAATCTACAGCAGACCATTAATGATTTATTCGCTAGAGTGAAGCCTTGGGATGTTATACTTGATATACACTTTAATGCAGCCACACCAGCAGCAGTGGGAACAGAGGCTTTTGTATCTGACCCATGTACAAATGAAGAAAACACTATAGCCCATAACATATGTGTGATAACCAACCGTGTACTGGGTGTACCTATTAGAGCTAATTTCACACCTGCTCTTTTACCAGGTGTTAAATATGAAACAGCTACACGCCATAAGCGACTGGGTATATTGAGACCTAACTGTCAAAATGTATTATGGGAGATATGTTTCATATCCAATGATAATGAAATGAGAGTATACCAGCAGCGTAGGAGTGAACTGGCTAATCAAGTAGCAAACTATCTATTGACTCTTATAGGTAATTGATAGATAATTTAACTTATAAAGGAGATACATAGAGTATGAAAAAGTTTAGCCAACATAAACCAAGCGTAAACAAGAATATAAAAACAGGTGAGTTATATCGTTCAAATCGTATTAACGATAATGGATATTTCAATTTCTTGAAAATATCCGATATTACTCTTAATGAAAACGGTAGTGGTTACACACTCATACTTGAAGTATATGAAGGTGACCAGTATCTTTATACCACGACGATGACGAATTTAGAAGTGGATAAGAGTAATTTATTTAAAATGTATTCTAAATACAACACCACCCATTCCAGTAAGGTGGATGTATATGAAACAGAGTATAATTCAGATAATCAAGATACTCAAGAAACTCAAGAATCAGATGCTATGTTTACAGACGTAGTACGTGATATAGTAGTTGACCGTCTTGAATTAGCAGGTTTCCATATCGCTGAAAACACAGTTAGGTGTATTGTTGGTGTAAATGGTTCTAAACAGATAAAGGTTACACCGAATGAAATAACTTACTTACTTTCAGATGGTAGTAAGTGTGTTGCTGCGTTTGACGTTGCCTTTAACATACCAGAAGACTTTGACATGTTTGTTAATTACTCTGGTAAGTTTGATGAATTAGGATTTGATAAATTGGAAGACGAAACTTACGCTAATATCGAAGAATCAGAAATCTACCCAGTGATGGATGGGCATTTAGATGGTAGAGCATTAGACGGGTTTGACCCAGGTGTACATAAGCTATTGTCTATCATATCTGGGAATGATAAAATTCTCCTTAGAATATCAGATTTGTGTTTCTGTGAAGGTAAATTGATATGTACTTATAGCAATAACGAAAGGGCAGTGAGAATCGCACTTGATTATTACAATCCAATTGTTTTATAATTTATTTTTTGTATTTTTCAGAAATTATTCATATCTTTATCCTGTATAAGAGAATGAGATATGAATAAAAGGTCTATACTAGCAATTCCAGATATTCATTGTCAGGATGTTCTTTGTAGAGTCGGTTCTAGCAACGGTCTCTGTATAGGGGGTATGTTGGAGAATAATCTGATAGATGAAGTAGTATTTATGGGTGATTATTTTGATTCGTTCTATGATGAGCGAGTTGAGAAATCATACGACAATATGACAAGGATTATTGAACTAAAGAAAAAATACCCACAGCGTGTAAGACTTTTGGTAGGTAATCATGATTTGCACTACATATACCCTGATGTGAAGTTTAGATGTAGTGGTTTCAATGAAAAGCTATACTTTAGATTGAATGGACTGCTTAATGATAATATAAAAGATTTCGATGTCTTTTACCGATTTAATGATTTGGTATTCTCTCACGCTGGTTTTCAGTCTTCATATGTGGATGCTATTGAGTCTGATTTCAGATTGGATTTTAGGTATATCATAGAGCACTATGAGAGTTTGAGTGTATATGAAATACCAAAGGATGTCATGGGATACAAATGTCCTAAGCGAAACGGTAAAAGCCCTTTCGGTTCATTTGAATGGGTCGATTATCATACCATTGCCGCTGAATATGTACGGGGTGAAAATCTACCGTATAATCAGATAGTTGGACACACCTCAACAGTTATGCCTATGATGACATTTAATCAAAAAGGGAGGTGTTTGATAGGAATAGATACACTAGGAAACAATCCAGATGTCATATACGTATTTGATATGTACGAGATACGTGGAAAAGTCTCTATTAAAATGCAAACACACGCCATGAAATGATAAAAAAGCGATACAAGTACGTAGAGACTGTTTATGAGGATGATACCAAAGTCATTTTTAGGCTATCCTGTGAAGTAGATTATTATTTTATGGTATCTGGTAATAACTGTATATTGAGTAATTTGCATATATTTAAAGGTGGTGTGAGAGAAGACATCTCTATCTATGAATTGATATTAGACACTGGTTTAATTCAAATCCATGAGCATCTGTCATGTCCATCATATGATTTGGATATGACAGTTACAAGTATATCTAAAAAGGTTATATTGATGATTTATAATGAAAATGATGATTCTTCTATAGAAAATGAAAAAAAACTTATAGGGGTGGAGTTAGGATTAAACAAGTTTATGTATCCGATGTCAGACTTATCAATATCTGATATTTATACAACAAATGAGTTGATGGATATATTGATATCTGGTGTTATATAAGTCGGATACATAAAATGTGGAATTCAAGAAAGCGCCAAATAACTCTAAATACAGACAAGGTAAGTATAACCTTATAAATGAAAGTAAGTATTTAGGGGATAAGCATAATATATTCTATAGGTCTGGGTATGAGCTTAGATTCATGCGATATTTAGACTCAAATGAGCGTGTTGTTAAATGGGGATCAGAAGTAAATGAAATTCAATATAAAGACCCAGAAGGCGTAATTCGACGATATTACCCAGATTTCTCTGTGATTGTCTTAGATGATGAAGGTTTCGAGAAGGTATACATTATAGAAGTTAAACCCGCATCAGAGACAGTGCCCCCTAAAAAACCATCCAGAGTTACTCCTAAATCATTGAAGAATTATCAGTATGCGGTAACTATGTACATGAAGAATATATGCAAGTGGGCACATGCTAAAGAGTGGTGTGAGCGTAGGGGGTTTCAGTTTATTATAGCAACCGAAGATTTCATATTTGGTAAGTGATATAAATACATCATGTTTATTAATGAACAACATGATTTACTTCTAATCGAATCGAACAATCAACCAGTAGTATATTCTACAGAATGGTTAAAGAAAAATTTGGAAAAGCCGAGCGTACAAGAATTTGCACCTATACCTATAACTCAGATAAGACCGGGTAGATTCTACTTCTTGATGTATGATTTGGATGGTAAGTCCCAAAAGGTTGAAAAATTCAACCCCTGTTTTACGGTTGCATATAGAATGTACGATAAGCACTCTATACTCCACGTAGTTAACACTAATTTTATATTACCTAACTATCTAAGGGTTGCTTTCTTTAATGATATATTACAGTCATATGATCAATGGATGGAACAAGACTTGGATGTGAATGAGATTGTAAATCAGAGAGCTTATGAAGTTAAATACGAGGATGTTTACAAATATGCTAAGTCAATAGGATTTGAATGGTCTTTGCGTGAATTGATAGTCAGTAAAATTCATAAAGTGTTTGAAATACACACAGGTAATATAGTTGAACTACTTAACATAAACACCACTAAATTGACAGGGTTGGACGAGCGAGCAATAGAAAAGATATGGAAAGCTAAGATAAGAGAACAGGCGCAACGAGAAAGAGATTTATTGATTAGACTTGGGTCAGGTTTATCTAAAGAAGAATTGGCTAGAATAAATGAACTAACCCCAGAACAAAGAAGAGAAATGCTAATAAAATCGGGAGTTGAAATAACTAGCTTTTTGAAGTAGACTTTCAGTATCATCATGTCATTTAATGATACCCATTCGTTGTTTTTTGATTCTGATTCTGAAATCTAAAATTATATCATTTGTTAACATGACTTTTTGATTAAAATGATATGGCATATATTAAATAAGACATCTATTCTCATTCCAAGAGTTTAGATGAATCGTAAATCAGCAACTTAGCTATATGACTTACTGGCACATTTTATTTTTTACATGGCGGTGTTTCTTATTAACAAATTAAATGGATGATTTTGTATTTCATAACATCATTTTTTGTGGGGTCGCTTAACTAATCAGGGTCTTTATTTCTATACATATCTTTAATTATTTGGTAGTTGGATTTAGAAATTAAATAGAAGGGTTGAATCTGTATCCTCTACGGTATAACTCAGCGGCATCAGGAATCGGTGTCAGTTTATGATGTTTGCATTCGAACTTAGATAGTTCAAAGTAATATTTCAGTTTTTTTTCATTTTCTGATTCATTTCTTGGTTCATTTCTTGATTTTCCATTTTATTATTTTTTAGGTGGTTGTCATCAAATTACGCTAAAAAGTAAAGCATAATTTCTTATAAATGCAAGTGTTTTTTGAAAAAGTAAGAAAACACCTATATCTCTATGTGGGTATAGTAGGTGCATATATAAGTAAATTTAGAGTACAACATTTATGAGCAGTTTAAAGAATCCGAATGGAATTGGTAATAATATGCCATCTGGAATGATGACTTCTGGGGGGAGGGGTAGAAGTGTATATAATAAGGTACTGAGATTTCTCTCTTCTTGGGGTCAGGATTACGAGGGTATGACTTACAAGAATACTGTTGGTGTTCCTAGGGGTTCACAGGTGATTACGGGGTTTACTCCGGATAAAGCAAACACTTATAGTCCAGATTCACAGTATGCTTCCTTTGCTAATGCTTTAGCTACACGAATCAGTGAGAAGAGGATGTCATTTTTTGATAAGTCATACCCACAGATGCGTAACATCTTAGTTGATTATTCGAGAAAAGAGAGAATACGTGATTATATCAATATTGTATCACAGGAGATGATTATTTATGATTCTGAGACAAAGCGTTTTTGTAATCCGAATAGCCTCGAAAGTAAATTTGGTGAAGAGGTTGCTCGTAAAATGGATGAGAACTTTAACGCGCTTTACACTCAATTTAGATTTAATGATGGGATTAGGGCATGGCATTTGGCAAAAAGACTTCTTATTGAAGGGTATTTGGCTTTTGAAATAGTATTTGATGATAGGCAGAGAAAGGTTCTAAATATCATAGAGCTTGACCATACTACTTTAGTACAGGATATAGACCCTTACAGTGGGGAATTTCTTTGGGTTCAGTATCCAGATGACCCAGTAAACAGGAGAATATTTTTAGATTCTCAAATTATATACATTTCATATGCTATGGCTCAAAATGAAGGTGAAATTTCATATGTAGAGAATCTGATTAGACCTTATAATATACTTTCCGTTTTGGAAGACTCTAAGATAATATGGTCTATTACAACAGCTACACTGTACCGTAAGTTTTTAATACCAGTCGATGGATTGACTGCCACCAAGGCAGAAGAGGAAATAGGTAAGTTGATAGCGACCTATGATGATGATATAGATTTTGATAACCAATACGGATTTGCTAGAATAAATGGTCAGCGTAGTTTACAGGCTTACAAGGATGTTTGGATGCCTAAGGATGGTGGTAATAGTCCAGAGATAGAATTTATAGACCCACCTCAGTTGAATCTTCAAGATGACACTTTACTTAATTACTTTAGAGAGAAGCTCGAATTGGCATCTATGATACCACTTTCTAGGTTATCTAAGGATGGCAGAGGGGGTGGTATGTTCGATTCTATATCCGAAGTTACGAGAGAAGAGCGTGATTTTTCTAAGTTTATAGGTCGTTTACAGATGATATTCAAAGAGATATTAGTCAAGCCGCTATGGATACAGATGGTATTAGATTATCCTGAGTATAAGGATAACATGATGTTCAAATCTAGTGTTGATATAGAATTTGTCAAGGATAACATATTTGAGAAATGGCGTTTTTATTCTACTCTCGAAAAACAGTCTACTATTATATCTAATCTAGCAGGTAACATCAAAGATAAAGATGATAAACCATATTTCTCTACTAAGTTCTTGGTGGAGGAAATACTGGATATGTCCCCAGAGCAATTAGAAAGAAATGAACAGTATAAAATGAGTGAGGGTATATCACAAGGTGGTGGTGATGGGGGTGATGGGGGTGATAGTGGCGGTGACTCAGGTGGCGATTCGGGTGGAGATGAAGGTGGTATAACACTTTAGAAAAAGTAGAAAAAATCGCTTTTTAACTTAACATATAACAACAAAATAAAGATTGAACATGTCAAAAAACGTATATATTACCCACCAGTGTGAGGAATCTTTGACTCTTTTGAAAGAGTCTGTTGAAATGCAAAACCCAAAGAAGTATATTCTAAGTGGACCCTTTACAATTTTTGATATTGTAAATGAAAAACAACGATTCTATATTGCAAAAGATTTCCAACCTCACCTTAAAAGAATGCAAGAGTCCATTCAAAAGAATGGTTGTATTTATGGTGAATTAAATCATCCTGAAAACTTTGGAATGAAATTTACTAATGTTTCTCATTCTATAAATAAAATATGGATGAATGAGAGGGATAGTAGAGTGGAAGGTGAAATTGAGCTTTTACCTACACCACAAGGTAAAAATGCGATGGCCATGGTAGAAGAAGGAAAACATTTATATGTTTCATATCGTGCAGCAGGAGTGGTTAAGTCTGACGGTCTTATTGTAATTAACCAACTGTTAACGTACGATGTCGTAGCACAACCAGTTTTTTCTCAAGCTAAAATGAATACACTCACCGAATCATTGGGATTCAATCCCAATGGAAGTATTCAATTTTATGAGATGAAAAATTAAATCACAAAAAGAAGACATACAAGCCGTTATTAAAATAGACCAAAACGAAAAACGCAGCATCGCAAAGGTACTCGAATATTCAGAGCATCTTTCTAATCGTATCACTAAACTGGAAGAAAGCCTTGATAAGGCAGTTAAAGGTGGCGGTGATTCTAGTCAAGTTTTCAAACTTAAAGAAGAGATTGAAAATATACAAGAGAACCAAGTTCGCATGAATGAGTATTTGAGCAAACTATCAAATAAGTCTAATCTGGTGAGTAACATCAAAGATAAAGATCCATATTTCTGTACTAAGTTCTTGGTAAAGAAATATGGGATATGCCCCAGAGCAACTATAAAGAAATGAACAGTATAAAATGATTGATGGTGTATCAGAAGGTGGTGGTAGTGAATTAGGTGACGATATAGGTGGTGAGAGGGTGCTATGACGCTTTAGAAAAAGTAGAAAAAAATCGCTTATTATACTTTAATATATACCAACAAACTAAAAAGTCACACGAGTAATCATGTCAAAAAACGTATATATTACCCACCAGTGTGAGGAATCTTTGACTCCTTTGAAAGAGTCAGTGGAGATAGGAAAACCGAAGAAGTATATTCTAGGTGGACCCTTTACAGTATTTGACGTTGTGAATGAAAATCAACGATTCTATACTGCAAAAGACTTCCAACCTCACCTTAAAAAAATGCAGGAGGCTATTCAAAAGAATGGTTGCATTTACGGTGAATTAGACCACCCTGAAAACTTTGAAATAAAATTTGCTAATGTATCTCACTCCATAAATAAAATATGGATGAATGAGAAAGCTAATAGAGTAGAAGGTAAGATTGAGCTTTTACCTACCCCTCAAGGTAAAACCGCTATGGCTATAGTTGAAGCACAAAAGCCTTTATATGTTTCATCTCGTGCAGCGGGGGTTGTTGAATCAGACGGACGTGCTGTAATCAACCAACTTTTCACGTACGATATTGTAGCACAACCAGGTTTCTCTCAAGCTAAAATGAATACACTCACTGAATCATTAGGATTCGATCCCAATGGTAATATTCAGTTTTATGAGATGAAAAATCAACCAAGTCTATTCGACTTCACAAAAAAAGAAGACATACAAGCCGTTATTGAAATGAACCAAAACGAACAACACAGCATCGCAAAGGTACTCGAATACTCAGAGCATCTTTCTAATCGTATCACTAAACTCGAAGAAAGCCTTGAAAAGGCAATTAAAGGTGGCGGTGATTCTAGTCATGTTCTCAAACTTCAAGAAGAGATTGAGAATATTCAAGAGAATCAAGCTCGAATGAATGAGTATTTGAGTAGACTATCAAATAAAATAGTATCTCTTTCTAAGACTACTCATGTTATTGAAAGCTACATGGACAAAGTAGACGAGTCTATGTGTAGCATCAAAAAGGCAGTAAGTAAAAATAGAAAAGTGACTAAGGCACTTAGCGAATATGCTACTAAAGTAGGTAATGAAATCAACATAGTGGGTGGATATATTCAGCGATATGACATTGATAAGATTGTTGATAATGTTGACGAATTGTCTAAAGAGACAAGCAAAATTTACGAGAGTGTAAACCAAGTTGGTTTATATGCCAATATGATTGGAGACCGTCTAAATCAGGTTACTATTGAGAATTCTAATTTATCAGAAGAACTTGCAATTCTTGCAAAGGTAGCGCATTTGACAGAGAAGCAAATTCGTGAGATTCCTACTATCATAAAGTACACGGAACATATCGAAGAACGTCTAAATGAAAGTGAAAATGAGCTTAACTACGTTACCGCTTATAGTGAAATGACAAATGAACAAGCTCAGGCTGCGATTTACTATGCTTCTAAGGTAGCTAAGTCTTTGAATGAATCTTCTGGTTTTAATGATACCACTGTTATCGAAATTCCTAAAATGGAATGGACTAAGTTGGTAGAAAGTTTAATGACAGAAGACGAAGAGGAACTCAAACTCAGTGACGATAAAGAAGAGAAAAAAACCTCTACTGGTGATGATGATTCAGCAGAAGATAAGCTGGAAAAAATAAAAGCCATCATAGACGGTGAAGAATACGATGATGATGATGATGATGATGATGATGATGATGATGATGATGATGATGATGATGATGATAAGGAAGATAAAGATGAAGATGAAGATGAAGATGAAGATGAAGATGAAGATGAAGATAAAGATGAAGATGATAAGGAAGAAGGTGAAGAAGGTTCACTTTCTGACAGTAAGCGCTCACGCTTAAAAGTAGGAGATTACGTTAAGATTATGGGGACACCCAAAGTTGGTCGCGTAGTATCAACTGAGCCAGGCAACAAATACACCGTTAATACTGAAAGCAATGAGTCTATTGTTGTAGAAGGTGTTAAACTTTCCAAGATTGGAAAGGGCGTAAAATCTACAAAAAGTATAGTTGAGAATCTTATCACTGCTACTAAGAAACAAAGAGCAGCCAGTGAAAAGAGACTACACTTCCTGCAAATGCTGGACAGCCAGCAAAAGGCAGATTTCTACAATCTCACTGCGGAAGACAGAGATAGAGTAATTGAGCATGTAAACAATAACTCATACTTGTCTAGTTCTGATGTATTGAATTTGATTGCAGAAGCCCTGACTTATGAAAGTCGCAATGCTAAGATGAGAGATAGACTGGTATCTATGATGCCCGAACATCTTACTCCTGTTTGGAATCAGTTAAATGAATCTCAAAAGGAAATCATCTTCGCAGAGGCCCAATACTACACTATCACTGACGCTAGTCACGTGAACGAGTTTTGGAATACTCGCAACTTTAATAAGTTCTTCACTACTAAGGTACAGTTGAACGAGAATGCTTCTATTTCTAGTCCAAATGAGGATGCTGAAATGGCTGCTTACTTGAAAAAAATCGAACAACTAGGTTCCTAAAAGTGGAAAAAACACTGTTTATGCTTTCGCATAAATAGTCTAAAATAACAGAAAAAAACAGAACAAATTATGTTGAAACCTGTAAATACTTCAAACAAGTGGAAAGCCATCGTTGAAAAACTTGGCATTGACACTTCAAAAGCCCAAGGTCGTGAAAGACTGGCTTGGATGAGTGAAATGGCGAACATTCAGGAAATGAAAGGTCGTCGTCTTAACGAAAACGGTATTGCTCAAGTGAATATGAGCACTATCCAAGGTATGGGTGCTGTTAGCCCCTCTTTCCCTGGTGCTGTACCAGGTCAACCCGGTACTTTCGGTAGCGGTGATTTTGGTCAGAACCTAGTTCCAGTAGCAATGAAAATAGCAGCTCAGACTATCGGTCTTGATTTGGTATCGGTTAAACCTGCTGCTGGTCCACGTATTGACCTCGCTTACCTTGATTATCGTTATGATGATAACAACTTCAACCGTGCTCAAGAGAAGCCACAACTTTTCCAAGTTCCCGCTTACCCTGCACTTTTGGAGTATCTGTCCGCTGCTAAAGCTGCAACTACCAACCCAGAAGGTCGTGTTTTCGTTACTGTTAGCATTGCACCTGACGCTGCTAGCGCAACCCCTATAGCAGCTAGTGCCCTTTCTGTAGAGAAAGTTGCCAAATCTAACATAAGTAACCCATTCGTGAATAGTTTGTCCGCTATGGCTAACACAGACACTTATGAACTTGAGTTCGTTGGTTACACTCGTATCGAAGGTAACCCCGTGTTCCGTGTATACCGTCAAGTGAACAATGCTACCAGTGGGTCTACTACAGCTTTTGGTTTTAGTGCAAACGATAACTCTTTCCCCGCTAACCTGCGTGTTGGTGAGGCTTTGGGTGCTTATATCGATGGTACTACCCCCGCTAACAGCCGTGTGGCTTTTTTGGCACCCGTTACAGCCCCCCCTGTTCCTGCTCTAGGTACCGCTGTAGCGATTGTTAACCCCACTCTTCAAGTAGTAGACGCTACTACACCTGCTCAACCTTCACACGTATCTGTGATGGAAGACAACTTCGAAGGTTTTGTTAACAACTGGAACAAGTTCGCCATGCCTCGTGAACAAGATGATGATTTCTATCCGGGTATTATCGCACCTGACCTGAAAGTTCGTTCAGTTCAAATTGGTAGTATCGAAGTTTCTGCTGCTGTTAAGCAAAATGAAATCGAAGACATCAAAGCAGCGACTGGCATAGACATCATACAGAAGTTGGAAGGTGTTCTGGTTAACGAACTTTCACAAGCTATCTCTAAAGAGATTGTAGCTAACTGGAAGCGTCTTTCAGCTCGTGGTCGTGAGACCGCACCCCGTGTGGCTGGTGTTTTCCCTCAAATGAAAGGTGGTTTCAAAACCCAATTCGACTTTGACGTTGACCAATTTGCTGCTGGTGCGCCATCTGGTACTATTCTACGTACATCTTTTAGTGACCTGCAACGTAAGCTGGTTGCTAAAATAGAGAGAGCTGCTGCTTTCATTGTACGTGAAGGTCGTATCGGTCGTCCGACTCACATTGTAACCAACAGCAAACTAGCGTCTGTACTGGTTGACAATGCAACTAACATGTTGAACCCATACGAGAGTAATCTCACAGCTAACGGTAATCAACTGTATCCTGTTGGTACTGTTAAAGGCATGGTTCTTTATGTTGACCCTTACCAAGCAGACAATGATAACTCACTCTACCTCGGTCGTAAGAACAATGTAGACCAACCCGGTCTGATATTCGTTCCTTACCTGATGGCTCAATCACTGAGCATAATGAGTGAGCAAACTCGTACTCCACGTCTGTTCCTACGTTCTCGCTATTCAGTGGTTGAACTTGGTTTCTTCCCATTCAAGCAGTTCATGGAAATCAACGTGAATGACCCCGAAGAAATCCTACTCTAAGAGGATGACTTCTCGGTTACATTACAAAGGGAGACGAAAGTCTCCCTTTTTTATTCCATTTATTTTTATTTGTAGGAAATAATACTTAACTTTAAGGTATGGAAATACGCAGTCGATTTATATACGTTAAGCTTTCTGATGTGAAAAAAAGGAGATGAGTTGTTCATCTCATGGAAAGATGAATTCGCAGAGGAATCGTATAATTTAGAGTTATTTTACAAATATGAAGAAATTCAAGCAGTTAAAAATGACTCCGTTGTAACAGAATCAGGTGAGCATTTCAGTAAAAACGGTTACATTCCAATAAAAATTCGAGATGTTAAGTAAAAAAACATCACATAAGTATTCAAGTTTATATCTAAAAAAATAATATATCTCGCATACACATATGCACTAGAGAGATAAAAGAATAGCCATATGGGGTTTTATTTAAATTCAAATACTCTTTTTTGAAAGAGTATATTAAAAACGGCAATGTCTCTAAATTAGAAATGAGATTTGGGGGTACTCTTAAAGTTAGAGACAAGTAAAAGTTAATGTCTCGATGTCTATTACTAACAGGGTGTTCAGTTGTTATTGGGTGACAGAAACAAAATATACTAGAAATGAATACAAAATAAACTAAATGTATGGTAGTGTATTTCTAATATGCCTTTATCATTATATGATTCGGGTTATCTTTTTTGAATTTAGATAGTATTTCCTTTTTAGTGTTAAACGTATTTAATTTATCAGAACTCCCGTAGACTGTGAATGTTTCGGGTATATCTATTTCAGTGATATATGCAAACACACCATATACATTTGGTTTCTTGAATGAGAAATATATTCTATTTCTTATTTTACTGAACTCTTCCAGATTTAATAAAGGTAATTCTATAAGTTTTAGAGATTTACTAAAATAATTGATTGCGGTGTATTTGTTGTGGCAGTTAGGTGGTGGTGTCATTTCTTCCAATAAATATGATAGGGTTAGTTTGCTTATCCTTTTTCAATTTCATTTATGTTTTTCTTATGATTTTGCTAAAAACGACTCCACGAATATATCTATTGGCACAGGGTGTACTGTAACATTTTCGTATTCGTACTTCTCGTACTCTTCTGCGATTTCGTTTGATGTCTTAAATATTTCTATTGAAGGGAAGTACCCGAACTCTATAATACCATCTATATGTCTTATACCCCAAGAGAAGTTATCCTTTGAGTGTTTATCAGATAGTTCTCTTAGTTGACCATGTATGTCTTTACTTTCAAGTCTAAATATATTTTTTATATAAGAAAATGATTCTATAAACTGTCTATGTGTACTAGACAGATTATTATTTGTGTATATTTTGAAATTTAGCATATACAAATATAGACATCATTCAGATAAAATCCAAGAATTTATGATATTGGTTTCAGGGTCTACTATAGGTTTTAGTTTATACCCCCAACCCCACATGACTATATTGGATAGAAAGGTTATATGTGTAAGTGCTTCATCATACGTGTATGGTTTATGTGTTTGTATGTTAGGGTCTATAGACCGCGTCAATATACCATTGGCACCGAACTTATACACCTTATTGAAATCGGCATATGTAGGTGGGTCTGGGATTAACTGCCAAAGTGCATTTATCCTATCTATAAGCTGTTCTTTGCTTATCATTTATTGTATAGGATTTCTTTAAGTTTCTTTAGTTTCTCTATTTTTTTGAAAGCTTCTGATGCTTTTTTCTTATTTAATTTTCTTTGATTGTATGTTTCTTCCAAAAAAATTATAGTTGCTGATTTTCTTTTAATGAATACACTACCTCTATTTGTTATTATGTGTATATTCTTATCAATCTTAGTCTTTACTTCACCAAGTAGCGGGTAATTATAAATCGCGTATTCCCCTGTTGAATCTACGTTACCTATAAAGTTTTCTGGTGCTATGTAGTTTTGTCTTTGAGTTGTAGGGTATAGTGATGCGAAGTCAAATACAGATACCCAGTTGAGGAGTGTGTTTTCTCTTTCCTTAACCCAACCACCAGATACTTCTTCTATATTCGGTATCTTATTCGAAACAAATACGATATTATGCATTTTAAGCATCGTGTCGCGCACAAACCCTTCAGTTGGGGTTACAGTACCCATAGCATCTTTAAATCGCGTACGCGAAGCCTCTGCGATGGAAATCATAATATCAAAGTACTTCTTCTCATCATCTATTATTTTCACCAATAAAGTATCCACTATATTATAATATGCATATGTCTCAAAGTCGTTATTGTAAAGTTCCATGAGTGAACCAGAATACTCAATCTTCTTTACTTTCAATAGTTTTTCTGCTACGAAATCGAGAGAGGTACTTTCTTTGACTTTTACTTCCTGTTGGTATTTAACATAAACTTCCATGTAGTCTATTACTTCTTTGTGTCTAGGTAATATAAAATCTCCATCATACGGTAAAAATGATTTGGACGGTGATAACCATCTATTATTATTTATAGTATCATATATACCCAGATTTTTACATCTATTGATTAAGAATTGCCAGTCGAAGTTTATAACATTCCAACCCGATAAGATAGTGGCTCTCTTTACTAAATTCTCAAAAAAATATAATAACATATTATGTTCTTTTTCGAAATGTATGAACTTGAACTTATAAGATACACCGAATTTTTTAACATATTCGTTTGTTTTTTCTTTTATCCTTACCTTCTCTTCTCCTGATAATTCTTTAAGTGATAGAAATACCACTTTATCTAAATCGAATACAGTGGCAATAGTCAATATGCGCGTGGGGGCTAATTTAGGTGAGGGAAAACCAGATACTATCTCGGTTTCAATATCTATGTACATTTTATTCGGTTTCACAGACCGAAATAACATATTCCTTATTTCCTCTGGTTGCTCATATAAGAAGTAAGAAACTGAGTGCTTATTTGGTTTCTTAACGGGTACTTGTTTAACTGCGCACCCATCCCATGTCTTATACTGTGGGTGTGCATCAGGATCGTCTATAGAACACTCCACCCAGTTCATTGGGTTGTTCCATTTTATGTTATAAAGCCCAATATCACCTTTATCTGTTACATAAGAACAAACAAGGTAATTATTGATGTACTGGTAATCAATGAGCATGGTATACTTCTTGTACCATTTATACTTCGCTCACTTAGATTAGTTGTTAAAAAATTAAAAGCCATTAGCTTGATTGAAATGAATCAGAGGCTAATGGGAATACTAATGAGTTCAGAACTGTAACTAGCGAGGTGTAATCAATAACGTATGGTAAGTATACACACCAGCCATTTCAGATACTATAATTATATCACCTGGGCCTAGTAGAGAAGGGTCAGGTGTAGGGTCAGCTACTGTTATGTTCAATGTACCAGAAACAGCGGGTGATGGTCCTATTGTAGTTGAACCACTGTAACCTACGGGTGCTATGATACTCACATTTATAGCACCCGTTCCACCATTGCGAACCACATTTAAGCTAATCACCCAATTACCTCCAGTATTTGGGTAAGCATTAGTTGGGGTTGCACTGACAGTAAAGGGCGGATTGACAGAAGCCAACAGTTCAGGCGCGTAACGAGTGTCGTTAATGACTTGCGGGTAAATTCTGATTCTAGTAAAACCGTTCCCGTTTTGGTCAACAATAGACCAGAATGATTGCGTCTGAACATCAGAAATAGCTTCGAATGGGACATAGAATAGTCTTTTATACGTGGCGTCGTCTTTACCTATGTATTGGGAGTAGTACATAGTGCCGTCGGGGGCACTTATAGGATATACTCTACCAGGGTGAAATTCAGCTTCTGGTAAGAATTGTTCAAAGTTTATGATAGAAAACATAGATAGATGCTTATATTGGTTTATGTACTATATATCTTATTTCACTTCCACTGAAATATGAATTCGATGAAAAATAATCACCATGATGAATGTCCTCATTAGACTAGATATGTATTCAGGCGTAACGAACCCATCTTCAATATAAGACAATCCTATATGAAACATGGCAATGATTATACTAGATATTTCTTTATAGCATGACAAACTGAACCGAATATGATAATGTAAAGCCAATTAAAACTATCTAAAGTAGATATAACTGCTTCGTTTAGTAATTGGCTTATATCTGCTTAAATCATTATTCTATGTTATTCCTAACCCACCAAAGGATGTATTCTGGAGCAGTGACATATCTAGGTACTTCATCTAATAAATCAGATGCTTCATCACCTTGTGTGAAAAAAATATCTTGTTTTTCACCATTTTCCAATTCTTTAGTTACTGCAATATAAAGACCCTCATATTTAATTTCCACGTCATAACCATCGTCTTCCATATCATTAGCGGTACTTCTAATTTCATCAATCATACTGGAACTGACTGATTCATTAAATCTTTTCATTTTACTCACTGAACGACGGTTTTCTATGTTATTCCTAACCCACCAAAGGATGTATTCAGGAGCAGTGACATATCTAGGTACTTGATCCATTAGATTAGTTGCTTCGTCACCCCGTCTGATGAAAATATCTTGTTTTTCACCATTTTCCAATTCTTTAGTTACTGCAATATAAAGACCCTCATATTTAATTTCCACGTCATAACCATCGTCTTCCATATCA